GAGGGGCGTGGTCAGAAGCTCCACCACATCTTCGGTGAGCAGCTCCTTGGGGTGTTCCTTATCCTTGAGGTTGTGGACGAGAATGCTCTGATTCGCCAGAAGTGTGATGAGCCACACGATCTCTCCGATAGCCATTTCAAAGTTCTCGGATTTCATCAGCTTCTCACCGAGGTTTTCCAGCCCACCGTAGCGACCGGCAATCTCCTTGGTAGCCTTGGTCGTGAGAAGCAGAGTGTACTCCTCGTCGCCGATTGTGATAACTGCGGTTCTTTCGTTATCCATTGTGCGTTACCTCCGTTAAGTGGTCTTTTCCGGTGTTGCGGTATAAGCCGGTTCGTAAACTTCCTTATACCAGTTCGTGATGGTCGCTGCGGTCACATCGCCCTCCAAAGCCTCCGCTTTCCACGGGTGTTTGCCGCCTGCGTCTGCCTTGTTGCGGCGCAGAATAGTGCCTTCAATGGTCGGCGTGGAGAAGGTAATGCTGTCACCCTTGGTGGCAAGGTTTGTCGCCGGAATACCGAATTTCACTCGGTACAGCCAGTAATACTTGTATTTGCCGTTGGACTTCTTTGCTCGGAAGCCTACCGCCACAGGGTCGCCGCCGTCCTCGGATGCGGAAATCAGCACCTTATTTTTGTCGATAGTCGCACCGGTAAGGTCGGATGCCGCCGTAGAGCCGATATCGTCAATGCCGAGGGAGAGTGTGCCGGACTTGAATTCCTTCACGATCTCCGAAGCACCGTCGTCGGCATAGAGCGTTGCCTCCGCCAGTTCCACCGAAAGGTCAGCGGAGATGGCTTTGGCAAGCTGGGACGGCGTACCGTAGGTTTCTTCACCGGCGTCGTTCTCGGTGATTTTTGCGTAATACAGTCTGTCAAGACCGATGGTCGCCATAACTTATTCCTCCAGTTCGTAGATTTGCGCCACGTCAATGGCGTAGTGATGGTAGCCGGTCTCGGTTTCAAAGCCGATGTACCGGCGGTCGGTAATATAAAAATCCGCACCCAGCAAGGCACGGACGAGTGCATTTTTCAGTTTGGTGTAGCTGCCCTTTGTGAAGAGAGACAGCCGTGCCTCCTGCGTTTCGCAGCCGGGAGCGTTGTCGGCGTGAAGCTCAAAGCTGTCCGACAGCGGTGTAATGACCAGATAGGTATCCGGTGCTTTGCCGGTGAACACACCCGTTTCAATGGACACGCCGCAGCCTTCGGCGATGGCTTGTAAATCGGATAGCAGGCTCACAGCTTTTCCACCTCCTCATCCAGCGCCTTGGTCATGGCATCGATGCATTCCTGCCGGGATGCCGTTTTCGCAGGTTTCAGAAACGGCTTTGCAGGCTGACCGTGCTTGCCGTATTCGAGAATGTTGGCAAGTTTAGCATTGCTGCCGCCGTCCGAGCGAGGCTCTGCGAAACCCACCTTGATGTCGTGGTTTCCGTCCCGGTTCAGCTTGGAGGGAGAAAGGCCGAGCGCACCTTCCAGTTCACCCGTGGTGCGGGATTTGAATTTTGTCCCTCTGCCGATAACGGAGGAGAGATTGCTCTTGACCTTCTTCAGCACCACCTCGCCACCGGCCTGCAGGACGGTATCCGCCACGCTGTCAAAGTTGCTGCCGAGCTTGGAAATCTTCAGGAGGAAATCCTCCGGCATTTTCATGTCGCACTTAGCCAACGGTCGGCACCTCCTTCTTTGCCAGCACCTCAATGTACATCCCGCTCCCCTTGACATCCTCGACAGAGGTGATATTAAATCGTTCTCCACCGCAGATGAGGAACTGGTCGGTAGTGACCGTCAGCCCCGGAATGCACCGAAAGCGGAACAGGTCGGTCGCTTCACTGAATGCAGCGAGGTTTGCCCAACGCTGACTGCCGTGCCGACCTTCCCGGTACACACGGACGGAAGCAAGGACTTCATCCTCAGAATGAGTGAAGCCCTCGCCGTCCTTGATTTGGTGGGCTTCCACGATGTCGGCAAATCCGTTCATTTTTCCGAAACTCATACCTGCCACCGCCTATCCAAGCGGAGCAGCAGATTGACGGTGTTCCACACCTGCTGTGCCGCATTTGTGTTGTCCGCAAAGAAACCGCCCGTGCTGCCGTCCCGGCTCTCATAGAAGTGGGACGACAGCATAATGACGGCTTGCTCTGTAGTAGGCAGCATGGGGTTCTCTTTGTAGTAGCCCTCCGGGATGTGCTGATAGCTCTCCGCATATGAAACAGCGGCGGTGATGTAGCTTTTCAGCAAGGCATCATCCGCCGTGTGTTCCAGGATAAGGTTGGCTTTCACTTTGGATAGAAGCTCGTCCATCACCGCCGCCTCCTTTCATCAGGATGATGCCTTCATCTTCAGAAGCTGGATGCCCTCCGGAAGGATGATCTTGCCGTCCACACGCTCGGTGGCAACAAAGCCGACCTGCCCGTTGGTAGAATACAGCTCGTTCAGGCGCTGAACGGTTCTGCCGGTGCGGTCTGCGATCCAGTAGCTCTGGAAATCACCAAAGGCAATGGAGAGTGCGCCTGCTGCCAGCGTGGGAGCATACGGGCTGGTGTAAATCTCGTAACCGAGCAGTCTGTCCGGCTGACCCGCCTGCAGGGAGGGCTGCCACAGATACTGACCGTTGGAGTCCTTCAGCTTACGCAGTGCGGAAACAGTAGCATCGTTCATCAGAAACTTGGCATTCTTGCGGTACGGTGCTTTCAGTGCATAGATGAGGGAAATCACCTCGTCGGTGGTGATGGCGGTTGCACTGGCTGCGGTAACACCAACCGTGCCGCCGTTGGCGGTGAACAGGCCGGTGGGCTGACCCATGCCGGTGCCGACGCAGAATGCCTGCTCCTCGGCAGCACCGAAGGCGTAGGCAAACTCACGGGCGATGTACTCTTCCAGATCGAAAGCACTGTCATCCAGAAGCTCAATGCTCACCTTCACAAGATCCGTCAGCTTATAAGCATCGATGGTCTTCTGTGCGAAGGTGGGGTTGCTCTCAGTGTAGGCAGCATTTTCAGCCGTCCACGCAGCGGTGGAATGGGTCGCTGCAACGGGAATCTTGCGCTCGTTATCGGTAGTGATGACCTTGCACAGACGGCGCATCACATTTTCCTCCTTGAGCGTATCCACAATGAACTTCTCAAATTCGGTGGGTACGAGATAGCCGCCGTTGGCATCAACGCCCTCGGAGAGCACATTGTGGAGCATACGCTTGCCACGCAGATGCAGACCGAAGTCCTCGCGGTAGGCGTTGGACGCTCTGCCGGTCTTGACTTCTCCGGTCGCTTTCTGGGGCTGCTCGGTGATGGGAGAGGATACGGGCTTTGCAAGCTCTGCGGCAATGGCATCGCGGCGCTCCATGCGTCTGACCTCATTGGTGAGATCGTTCAGCTCCTTCTCCATATTGGCATAAACGGCATCGTCCTCGGCGGACAGAACGCCTTTCCGATCGCGGTGGGTGTCGAGGAAGCCCTCCATCGTGTCCCACAGCTTGGCGCGCTTTTCGCGCAGTTCAACGATAGTCATATTGAAATACCTCCATATTAAATGTAGTTTTTGATGGTGTTCAGCTTGGCTCTGAGTTCGTCCACAGAGCGTCCCGTGCGCTCCGGCACGGTGGATTTGGGGTCGATGGCGCATTTTGCGGCGATCTTCTCCATGAGGGAGTTCACCACATTCGCCTTGGAATACAGCATGGAAACTGTGGGGACAGTCATGTCCTCAGTCTCATCGGCACGGCTCATGATTCCGTCCGCAAAGCCGAGTTCCACAGCCTTGTTTGCGTCCATCCAGGTTTCCGCATCCATGAGGTGCGAGAGCTTGGCACGGGAAAGTCCCGTCTTGATCTCATAGGCGTTGATGATAGAATCCTTAACGCTGCCAAGCATCTCGATGGCTTTCTGCATCTCGTCCGAATTGCCGAACGCCGCAGTCATGGGGTTGTGGATCATGAGCATGGACACAGGCGATACCAGCACCTTCGTGCCTGCCATAGCGATGACGGACGCTGCGGATGCGGCAATGCCGTCAATTTTCACGGTCACATCACCCTTGTAGTCCATGAGCATATTGTAGATTTGAGCCGCCGCCACGCAGTCGCCGCCAGGACTGTTGATCCACACGGTAATATTTCCGCTGCCTGACATCAGTTCATCCTTGAAAAGCTGCGGTGTGACATCATCGTCAAACCAGCTTTCCTCGGCGATGGTGCCGTTCAGAAACAGGGTTCTTTCCTGTGTCTGTTCCTGCGTCTCCGAGTTCGTTTCCGTCTGGTTCTTCCAATTCCAGAACTTCTTCATCGGCTTCTTCCTCCTTTCCGTCATCGGTGGGTGTATTTGCAAAAGCTCTGGCGTTTTTCAAAGGGAGCATATTGCCGTTGATGAGGTACAGGTTGCCGCCTTCCTCGGTTGGGATGCGGTCGAGGTTTTCCAGTTCACGGATGTCATTTGCGGACATCCAGCCGTTCTGGCGGCCGATGGCGTACCCATTCATGCGGCTCTGGTAATCGCCGCGAAGCAAGCCTTCCAGATTGAACTTCACGAAATACACTGCTTTTTCGTCCTTGGACAGGAGCGACCGTTGAATGGACTGCTCCCAGCGTATGACCCAGGGGTCAAGGGTGTATTTCACAAACTCAAGGGACTGCTGCTCAATATTAGAAAAGCTCGACTTTTCCAGGTCTCCGACCATGTGTGGTGGGACTCGGAAAATTCGAGCGATCTCATTGATTTGGAATTTGCGTGTTTCGAGGAACTGCGCCTGCTCCGGCGAGATACCGATGGGCGTGTACTTCATGCCTTCCTCCAGCACGGCGATCTTATTTGCGTTTCCGCTGCCGCCGAAGGTAGATTGCCAACTTTCCCGCACACGCTGCGGATCCTTGATCGTGCCGGGGTGTTCCAGCACACCACCCGGAGCGGCACCGTTGGCAAAGAACTTTGCACCGTACTCCTCGCAGGCAATGGCCATGCCAATGGCGTTCTTCGCCATGGCGATGGGACTGTAACCGACCAGACCGTCAAAACCCAAGCCGGGGATATGCAGCACATCCGAGGGTTGAAGCGTTACGGCGAACTCCTTGTTCTTGATAGCCTCGTCTGTGCCACGGTAATAGGTGTAGTAGAGCCGCCCGTTTTCGTCTCTGTCCACGGACATCTTGTTGGGCATCAGCGGATACAGAGCAACAATCTCGTTCTTACCGTTGCGGATGATCTGCGCATAGGCGTTGCCCCAGAGGAGCAGATGTGTCATGAGTGTTTCCCGGAACACGAAAGAACTCATCTCCGGGTTCGGCTCATCGTGGAGCAAGCGGTAGAGCGGATGGTCGAGCGCCATTGCCTTGCCACCGCTGTCCGTATATTTATATAGGTGTAGCGGCAGTCCTGCGACAGCCTCAGACAGGATGCGGACGCAGGAATACACGGCGGTCATCTGCATAGCTGAGCGTTCCGTTACCGCTTTGCCGGAGGTCGTTCCGCCGAAGAAGAAGGCGTAGTTGCTGCCTGTTGTGCGGTTTTGAGGTTTGTACCTGGATTTGAACAGCCCTGAAAAGATACCCATATAAACTCTCCCTTCATATAAATAAAAGACCGCGACTGTCATACACAGACTCGGTCTTGTCATTGCCGCAGCGGATAGCACGGTCAAGCGCCATGATCGTTGCCACAGCACCGTCGATTTTCTCTGTAGATTTCTCCTTGTCCGGCTTGATGTTCCCAGCTGGGTCGGTGCGGATGAAGATGTTGTCCATCATCCAGCGCAGAACAGGATGCCCGCCGTGGGCGATGCGCTGCTCCAGCACCAGCTTCATTAGCTCCTTAGTGGGCGGGGACATATCCTTGAAGCCCTGTCCGAAAGGAACGACCGTGAAGCCCATGCCCTCAAGGTTCTGCACCATCTGCACAGCGCCCCAGCGGTCAAAGGCAATTTCCCGGATGTTGAAGCGTTCACCCAGGCTTTCAATGAACTTCTCGATGTAGCCGTAGTGAACGACATTGCCTTCCGTGGTTTGGAGGTATCCTTGCCGCTCCCACACGTCGTATGGTACATGGTCACGCCGGACGCGCAGATCGAGGTTGTCTTCCGGAATCCAGAAGTATGGCAGGATGATGTATTTGTCGTTCTCGTCCTCCGGCGGAAATACCAGCACGAATGCCGTAATATCTGTTGTGGAGGACAAGTCCAGACCGCCGTAGCAGACACGGCCTTCCAGATCGTCCTCGCTGACGGAGAACTCGCATTTGTCCCACTTGTCCATCGGCATCCAGCGCACGGCCTGTTTGACCCATTGATTGAGTCGGAGCTGCCGGAAGGAATTCTCCTCACCGGGGTTCTGCTTGGCAGATTCGCAGGCGTCTTTGACCTTATCGATGCCGACCGTAATGCCGAGGGAGGGGTTGGCTTTCTTCCAGACCTTTGGGTCTGTCCAATCGTCTGATTCCTCCGCGCCGTAGATGACTGGATAGAAGGTGTGGTCGATCTTGCGACCCTCAATGATGTCCTTTGCCTTCTGGTGGATCTCATAGCAGATGGACTTCGTATCGTTGCCGGCCGTGGTGATAAGGAAATATAGTGGCTGCATACGAGCGTCACCGGAACCCTTGGTCATCACATCAAAGAGCTTGCGGTTTGGCTGGGTGTGCAGCTCATCGAACACCACGCCGTGGGTGTTGAAGCCGTGCTTGTTGCCGACGTCGGCGGAGAGCACCTGGTAGATACTGCCCGTTGGCTGATAAATGAGCCGCTTCTGGGAATCCAGTATTTTGACCCGCTTGGAGAGCGCCGGACACATCCGCACCATATCCGCCGCCACATTGAAAACGATGGACGCCTGCTGACGGTCGGCGGCACAGCCATACACCTCGGCGCGTTCCTCTCCGTCACCGCAGGTGAGCAGAAGCGCCACGGCAGCAGCAAGTTCCGATTTGCCTTGCTTCTTGGGGATCTCGATGTAGGCGGTGTTGAACTGCCGATAGCCGTTGGGCTTGAGGGCACCGAAAATGTCCCGGATGATCTGCTCCTGCCAGTCAATCAGCTCAAAGGGCTGCCTTGCCCAGGTGCCTTTGGTGTGGCACAGGCTCTCGATGAACATCACGGCATAATCCGCTGCGTCCGTATCGTAGTGGGAGGTTTTCTCCATGAACCTTGTCGGCTTGTAGTTCTTCAGTTTTCTCGTAATGCTCACCTCCAAGGCATAAAAAATAGTCGCCACCGAAATCGGTGCGACCTTCCGTATAACGAGCAGCAGCCCCTTTCGGAGCCGTTGCTTTGAAATTTTGACTTTTTACCAGTTCTCGCTGTGGAGCAGAATTTTCGATGCAAGTTATATTATTGCGGCTTTTTTCCCGTGAAGATGAAATGCACATACTCGCTGCGGTGTTCTTCGAGGAATACCACCAGTTCGTAAAAACGCATCTCATTGGCAATGTACTGTACCATCGGCACATCAAACATATTCGTGCGGCCGGTCTTGCGGACGGCAAGAATCTGCTTTCGGATTTTCTCAGTCATGGTCGCACCTCCGGCAGATATCCTCGCCGTAAGCCACGCTCAGTCCGCAGCCGTTATCCCAGGCGACTATGATGGAACCGATATCGTCCACACCTCGCACAGTGCCTTTTGTGCCGACAGGCGGCGCTTGGGGATCGTCCATCTGAACAAGCTCCACACGGGTGCCGACTGGGTATTCCTTACGGATGCGTTCGACTATTTCCTTACTCGGAAATCTCATGCTGCGCACCTCCGTTCCTGAATGCCGAGGAGCCGGACAGATTCTTCAGCAGGATTTTTCGAGCGGCTTTGTATTCCGCACCGATAAAGCCGAGCCGCAGGAGAAAGCAGCGAAATGCATATTTCTCATTGTCCGTGGGTTTCTCGGCGGCGCTGACCCGCTTCTGATTCCGTGCCATTTCGCACAGCTTGCAGATGAAGGTGTCGTAGGCGTTCATCTCATCCGGGGTAGGCATCGCCGGAAACCAGGGGAAGGAAATCTTTGCGTCCGTGATTTCCAGTGGCAGATCTCTCACGCCGAGGGCTTTCTTGATAAGACTGCCCTTGGCCGCGATGAGCGCCTTGAGGTTTTCCAGGTTGCTGTCGGTGAACAGGCTCTTCGGCATGGAAACGCAGACGGCGCAAGGCTCGTCCCCGTCATCAGTGTGGCTCTGGTCAATGTCAAAGCCCTCATCGTAGAGGTGTTGCAAGATCCGCTCAATGACCTCGCTGTCGGCGCAGTCATCAAAGGATAGGCTGCCGTTTCGGTCAATGGTGAAGTAGTCCACCTCATAGTTGAATGTAGGCGCGCCACAGTAATTTGCGGGGACGCCGATCCAGTCGGAGATGGTCAGCACCAGCCGCTTGCGCTCCGCACCGTTCACATGAAAATTCAGTTCCATTCAGAATCCCTCCACCCAAGCAAAAATAATACCGCGTCGGAAAACCCGGCACGGTAATAGCAGTTCATTGTCTCGCCGTCTGTCACAGAGTAGGCATTTTCGCAATCGGTCAGCAGGATGCGCTGTTCGGCAGAGAGCGTATTTCTCAGCTTGTCGGCACACACGGACAGCCGCTCGATGGCATCGGACAATGATTCGTTCGGTCTGCTGCCGCAATCATTGATGCGCTCCAGTATAAAGGCATCCACGGCAGTTTTCATTGCTTCGTTTTTCATAGTAGCACTCCTTTCGTTTGGCGTACTACATATATTGCTCAGATTTCGCTGAATAGCAAGTCCTATCTGCCGGAAATGCTACATTCTACGATGTGAACAAGACATCGGCTTCATTTGCACTCCCGATTGGGTATGAAGATCTTGACCGGAACACCCATCTTTTTGCAGTTATCGATCATAAATTTCGTGCCGTGGGATGTTCCGTCCCAGAAAGCCAACACAAGGTCTGCATTCTGGATGATCGTAATATTCCGTTTGAGGGGTGCGGAGCGGCCGAACTTCTCATATTCTGGGAGAAATTCCGTCAGTTTGATCCCGTGTGTCTGCGCATAGCTCCTTGCGCAGCTGTCAACACCTCTCGCACCGCCGGAAACGATCTCCGTTACATTGTCCGGCAGATATTTTCCGAGGTCATCCACCATAAGCCCTCTTGAACCGATTACAGCAACACGCATTTTCAAGTCGCCTCCAAAATTTATTGTAGATATACCGTATATCCATTTAGAACATTGTAGCACATGATGGGCATAAAATAAACATACAATATGTTTATGGAGAGGTGACTGTATGGCTATCAAGAGCGTTTCAATACGCATAGAGGAAGAAATGCTTGAAAAACTCGGCTTTGTTGCCGATTATGAAGGGCGTTCCGTGAACAGCCACATTCTTGTGCTGATTCGTGAGAACATCAAAAAGTTTGAAGAGCAGAACGGCGAGATCAACGGGAGCATCCGACCGGATGTCAATGTGAAGCCCACCAGAAAAAACTGATGAGATCGAGGAGCGGTCAATCCGCTGCCTCGATTTTTTCTGCCCACACGATCCCACAGAGCACGAACCATACGCACGGAAGCGCCACGCCGTTGCCCCACATCTTATATTCCGCACTGTCGGAATACGGATCTTTTACCCACTTAGCGACCTGCTTGTCGGATTTCATTTTGCAGCCGGTCACTTCGGCATAGGTCTTGAACACCTTATGCCAGAAGTACATCTCTTCATCGGTCGGATTTTCCGTACCGAGGTCGGAGCACCAGTTGTCCGGGAAACCCTGGAGTCTGGCGCATTCGGTGGGCGTCAAACGCCGGACGGTGTATCCGCTTTGGATAGCACCCGGTCCTTTTGCCACCAGTGTCGGCTGAAGCTCCTTTTCAAAGGTCGGAGCGAACTTGGCGTTCTGCCCCTGGTTGAAAGTGTCTCTGCCGATGCCGTAACATACGGCATTGGGGTCTTTGTAGTCCCGTGCGAGGACGGTCGGTGCTTTTTCCTTAGAAACCTGGGTGAAACTGCCCGTTGTCATGCTGTACACGGCATGGCGGTCAACGGTATTTAAGGTGAAGCTGACATCTTCGTTGATGCCATCACCCTGTGGACCGTTCTTGTCCTCACGACCGATCATGGAGCCTTGCAGCACATATGTCTGCTGTTTTGTCCCGGCATTGGCACACACCACAGCGGAGTGGTCACCGAGGTCACGAACTTCATCACGCTGATTCTGCGTGAAAGCGACAACGGCAATGCCGCCCTGGTTGCAGGAGGGGTTGCCGCCGTTGCCGTCAAGCGTCCGTGCGGTTTCGGCTTCATAGATGCCGCTGTGGGGATTGTCCGACTTCATGGCATTGGAATCCTTGGAGGAGATGCCGAAGGGCTGAAGGACGCAGGTGAAGTTGTCCTTGTCCGGCATACGCTGATTTCCACTGGCGTTCTGCTTGGTGAGCGTGGGCGAAACCTGCCCGCCGTCCCAGCCGCAAGGCTCGAACAGCGTCTGGTCGTTGCTGCAGGACAAGGTTGCGGATTTGTTCTCCTGAATGAGCGCACCCTTGCCGCCGCCTTCGCAGCCGGAGCGGATCTTCATCACAAGCGGTACATTGTTGCCACCGGTTCCCATGCGTGAAGTCAGCGTCTGCACATTCCCATCCTCGGAAAGTTTGACCCTGCTGTCGGTTGGATGGTTTTCCAGTGCCACCGCCGCAGGAACTACACCCGCACGAAGGGTCGGCGAACACTCTTCCTCATAGCCGATGGTGCGGCTTTTTGCGGAATGCTCGGTGCAGAAGCCTGCCGACTCCATCACACATGGCGGATGGTGTGCTTCGGCACGGAGTGTGGAGGTGACCTCCTCTGTGCTGTCCATGCGGTTGCCGCCTTGGTCATTCAAAACAATACCATTACGACCTGTACTCATACCACAGTTCACACCGAGGGTGGAAGAAATCTCCTCGGTCAGACTGCCGTTGTATCCGTCAAAGCCTGTCGCTCCAGCGCAAGGCGTAAAACTTCCGGCAGCTCTTTGCCACGAGCGGAAGCCCTCCGCAGAATACCCAGACAGGCCTTCTGACTCAAATAGTATTTTTCCGGCACTTCCGCCTGCAAGATCTGCGACAAGGTAGATGCGGCGTCTTCGCTGGGGAACTCCCCAGTATTGTGCGTCAAGAGTTCGGTACGCAACGCTCCATCCGTCTCCCATGTAAAGGTCGGCGTAGGGCCATCGTGCTTTTTCAGGCATAGGCACCTGGGCATTCGGCTCAGCGATGCCGATGACCGCTTCGAGGACGGCTTTGAAATCCTCTCCCTTGTTCGAGGAGAAGGCGCCGGGGACATTCTCCCAGCAGATCCATCTCGGATATTTGCCATCGGTGGCACACCTCATTTCTTTAATGATTCGGACGGCTTCGTAGAAAAGGCTGGAGCGGGAACCGTCCAAACCGTCCCTTCGACCGGCGATGCTCATGTCCTGGCACGGGCTGCCGAAAGTGATAATGTCCACAGGCTCGATCTTGCCGCCGTCCATAGCGGAGATGTTCCCGTAGTGCTTCATAAAAGGCAGACGCTTTGTGGTCACCCGAATGGGAAACGGCTCTATTTCCGATGCCCATACGGGAGTGATACCTGCAAGCAGTCCACCCAATGGAAAGCCCCCGGAGCCGTCAAAGAGACTTCCGAGGGTCAAAGGCTTATTCGTCATGGGGCGCTACCTCACTGTACTTGTATTCTTTTCCGTCTCGCAGGACGCTGACCATTTCATCCGTGCCGACCTGCTCGATGTATCTGCGGACAATGACATCGCAGAACTTTTCGTCCAGTTCGATGGTGCAGCAGATGCGGTCGGTCTGCTCACAGGCAATGAGCGTGGAGCCGGAGCCGCCAAAAGGGTCAAGAACCACGGAGTTTGCCATAGAGCTGTTCTGAATGGGGTATGCCAGAAGCGGAATAGGCTTCATAGTGGGGTGGTCGCCGTTTTTCTTGGGCTTGTCGAACTCCCAGATGGTGGACTCTTTGCGCCCGGTGTACCACTGGTGCTTGCCTTTCTTCTTCCAGCCGTAAAGGCACGGCTCGTGCTGCCACTGGTACGGAGAGCGGCCCAGTACCAATGACTGCTTTTTCCAGATGCAGCAGCCAGAAAGATAAAATCCAGCGGCGTCAAACGCTTTACGGAAATTCAGCCCCTCGGTATCGGCGTGGAACACATAGATGGAGGCATCGTCCGCCATGACCTTCTCCATATTGGAAAAGGCATCGAAGAGGAAGTCGAAAAACTTCTCTGATGCCATGTTGTCGTTTTTGATTTTTCCGGCGCTGCCCTCGTAGTTTACATTGTAGGGTGGGTCGGTGATGACGAGGTTCGCCTTGCGGCCGTCCATGAGGGTGGCGTAGGTTTCCTCTTTGGTACTGTCGCCGCAGATGAGCCGGTGCCGTCCCAGCATCCAGATGTCGCCGGGCTTCGAGAAAGTCGGCTTTTGCAGCTCGGCGTCCACGTTGAAATCATCCTCTTGGGCTTCAATGCCGTCGTCAAACAGCTTTGACAGTTCCTTTTCGTCAAAGCCGGTGAGAAGCGGGTCAAAGTCCGCCGCCTGCAAGGACTCGATCTCCACACGCAGAAGTTCTTCATCCCAGCCTGCATCCATCGCCATACGGTTGTCGGCAATGATATAGGCTTTTTTCTGCGCTTCGGTGAGGTGGTCGGCAAAGACGCACGGCACTTCAGCAATGCCTTCCTCCTTAGCGGCAAGAATACGACCGTGACCGGCAATAACGCCATAGTCACGGCCGATGATGACGGGATTGATGAAGCCGAACTCACGCAGTGAGGAGCGGAGCTTGTTGATCTGTTCCGGGCTGTGGGTCCGGGCGTTGTTGACATAGGGAACCAGCTTTGTAATGGGGACGAGCTGCATTTCAGTCGTTGTTTTCATCAGACCAGCCCCCATTCCGCAAACTTCTCGAAACCACCAACCGAGCGGATGTAGTTCCGGGCAATCTTCACGATCGCAGCGTAGGGTCTGCCATCCACAGCATCGTCCCCAATGGCGCAGCAGAGCATCGCGGGCTTGCCGGTTTTCTGGGCTTTGAGGAAAGCATAGATGTTGACGGACACATCCGCCTTGGACAGATCCTTGCCGTGCAGACCGCCGCCGGTCACTGAATCAGCCATATCCGAGCCGAGCTTACGGTTGGTTGCGCCGGTGTCCACATCGGTGCCGCCCGTCCAATCGCCGAGCGGGTTGATCTCAGCATCGGGATATTTCTCTCGGAGCGCATCCGAGGATGCATTGCTCTGACAGAGGATAAGCCGGTCGCCGTCCAGAATGTATTTGCCGTCATAGGGATACACAGAGAAAATGTCCCGTGCAATCTTCGACAGCTTCTTCTGCTCCTCGGTCACGGGCATTCCATTGAAGATGCCGTTGTCACCGCAGCGGACGCCGTCTGCCTGATTGTCGGCAAGGTGTCCGTCCTGCGGCACTTCCACATAGTCCACGGCGAGGTTCCCGGCAATGCGGTGAACGGCGGCGGACACGTCCGCCTTGTCCAGCGCAACGGAAGTTTCCGCAATGATGTGGCACACGCCGTGGCCGATGAGAACTTCCACAGCGATGCGTGGATTTGCTTCTTTTCTGTATGCCAGGTCGACAAGCGCACCAGCGACTCTGTCTGCCAGCTTGTCCGGGTGGCACGGATTCACTTTTTCAAACATGGTGTTACCCCTTTCTCGCACGGAGCAGGCGCTCCATAAGGTCATCCTGCGGCGTAGATTCGCCGTATTCCGTGCTGCAGTTTTCTTTCACGATCTGGAAGATCTCATTCCAGAGCCGAACCGCCTGGTTCATGTAGTTGATGCCGATGTTGATAAACGGAGACGGGATCGGCTTTCCCGTGGTGGGGTGCTTGGAGAGGAAACCCATGCGATTGGTCATTTCCTCGCACTGCACCCAGCGGGCGGAGCACATGGCGTAGCGCTCCAAGAGCTGCGGCGACACCTTTGCGGCGCAGCCGATGCCCTTGAGCCATTGCCAGGTTTCCGTGTAGATTTCCTGTGCCTGTAGGACGCTGCCGTCCCGCTGCTCGGCGGAAAGAAAATCATGTGGCTTCGGCATGGCAACACCCTCGACTTCGGGAATGTCCAGCACTTCAAGTTTTCTGCCGCCGGGATTACCGTTTTCGGCTTTGTCCTTGACTGCGGATTTCTTCCTTCCCGCACCTGGTCT